TACGTGATATTGTCATATATTATATATTTAAACTAGTTTAAGGCAGGTATATAAACCTGTAAATGCTATACTTTATTTGATTTTTTTATCAACGTCAACACGTTTTAAAGCTTCTAATTGATCGTAAAATCTACCACAATACTGATGCTCTCCAACATGTGTAATGTAGTCTAATGCATAGATATATACTTTACCTCCCATATCTGTCCACCTTTGACAGAAACCAAAGTCTTCACCAAAGTACCGCTTAGTCTCTACATCATGTAATGTATCAAATAAATTATAAAAATTTTCTTTTGCTGTTTCTTTACCATTAACTATTGTGGGTTGATATATTTTTAATTCTGGATGATGTTTTATCATTTTTTCTATTACTTCTCTTTTAATTAACATACATCCAGTAGGAGCATGACTAACTTCTATAACCCCATGATCAGACATAATTTCTTGTTTATTATCCATTTTTAATGGAAAAGAGTAACCTGCTTTTAATAAATCATCTTTTGTTTTTATTAAATCTGTTTGATGTAATTTTGCCCACATTCTATCTGTGTCAATCATTTTCATTGGATAAGGACATGCAATAATATCTTTATCAGCACCTATCATTTTAAATATTGTATTTGCTTCAAAGTCTATATCTGAATCAATAAATAATAAGTAATCATAATTATCAGAATGATTAAGAAATTCTGCTACACATAAATTTCTACCTTGAGTAACTAAAGATGATTTTAGTAAACTAAAACTAACCAATATATTTTGTTTCATACACTCCATTTGAAACTTTAAAACTGCTTGTGTATAATGCATAGACACATCACTATGACATGGAGTACAAACCATTATTTTAGCTTTTGGTTCTTGTCCTATATTTATTTCAATTGTTTCAGACTCTACTTTTCCTTCTTTAATTGTTTGATAAGTATCTTCGTTGAACCAAATAGGTTTATTGTTTTGCATTTATTGCTCCTTTTAAAAATCTATTCCAAGCGTTTCCTTTTATTTTCCAATCGTAAAAATGATTAACAAATTTTTGTTGCATTTTTAAATGTTCTGCCATACCTGAATCCTGTAAAGATAATGCAGCCATCTCAATACTGCTTGCAAATTTTTTAGCTAAACTTCTATAATCATTAGAATAAGGAATATACATTGGGAACTCAGCTCCTGTTTCATATAAAGCTCCATAATTAGTTGTCACACAATAGAGTCCAGCAGCCATGGCTTCTAGTAAAGATATACAAGATGTCTCTTCCCAAATACTAGGATATACAAACAATCGATAATCTTTTAAATTTTCTTTAATATAATTATTTGGTTTATATCCAATATAATTTACGTTTGGTAATTCTTTTGCTTGATTATATAAATCATGGTAATGATGATCATTGTGATCATGAAATGCTTTACCATATACTTCTGTTGAAGAATAAACATCTAAACTAATTAATGGATTTCTAATCAACTGCATTGCACCTAACAATACAGATAAACCTCTCCACGGAGTACAGTGATGTATAATTTTTATAGGTTCACCTTTTTTATAAATAGTTGGAACAGGTTCAATATTTTCTATACCATTTTTTATAACTAAACATTTTTCTGTAGGTAGTTCAAATTTTTTAATAAACTGTTCAAAGTTCCAATTAGAGTTAAATACATACCAATCATATTTATTATGATTTGATTTATCTTGAAACCAGTTAATTAAATTTCCTTGATCCCAAGAATTTTTTTGCCACAAGATATTTATTTTATTTAAACTAGGGGGTATTTTTTCTGGAACTGATGTACAAATTTGAACTTGATCTAATAACTTTGGATCAACATGTTTTATTAAATATTCAAATTGTAATTCTGTTCCACCTCTAGGACTTTGGTTTGTCATTATTTTGATTCATAACTTTCTGTAAAACGTTTAATCCTTTCGGTGATACCTCTACTTTAATATCTTGTGCAATATGTTCTGCTACTGTTTCAGTATTAGGATCAGCTATATCAGCTTCTTTTTCTGCTTCGTCTTTATATACTTTATTTGTTCTTGTATTTTTAAATGTAACTGTTGTAGTACAATCTATTTTTAATAAGTCTTCGTGTGCCATTATCCATTCTCCTGTGATCTGTCTATTAAAGCATAGCTTACAACACCTGTTATTTCATTTGCTGCACTTGCTTTCATTTTTATAACATCTCCTGCTTCTAAATTCAAGGTGTTTACAACCATATTTACCATACTTTTATTGAGCTGTGCATGACCTATTTCTACATCGCTACCACCGGATTTTTTTAAATATAGATCAGCGTCTACGTTTGATGCATCCATATGACTAGCTTGTACAGTTTTTACAATTGCCACAGCTGATGTAGATATAGTTAATACTGTAGTTAAATTGGTGTCTGTTAAATCAAACACTGCACTTTTATATTGTATAGTCATGATAAAAAGTAATTATATGTATCTTGTTCTTCTTTCAAGTCATTTTGAAATGAAAAATTAAGTTGGTCTTTTAATGTTGAAACAGATTCTAAAATTTGTCTTTGATTTTCTACTTCATACTTTTGTTTTGGTTCAGGTACATATGCAGTTATTTTAGCCATTATCTTCTTCCATCTGGTTTTATATCTACTCTTAATGTTCCATAACGCCAAGTCTCACCTATAGCATCATTTTCTATTTTAATTGCAAGTAGTCTTCCTCTAGCTCTAGTGTCTACTTTATCAGTGGATGATGTTATTGTAAAAGGTCCAAGGGGTGAACTAGATGCTGTATCACTTGGATAGTTGTTTAATAATAATGTTACTTTTGAATTACCAGTTAGTACTTTAAAGTCTGGTATAAATCGTTTCATAGACATAATAAATTCGCCATCACCTCTAAGATCAGCAGCTCCTGTTGTTTGACCCAAAGCGCTTTGTCTTGAACTAATATCAAAATCACCTGATTTAATAAAAGCATCAATTGATGTTGTACCCGAGCTATTCACTTGATCAGTTCCGGTTTCATGAGCATAATAAGTTGACGCACCAAAAGTATTTGTAATACCTTGAACTGAAAAATTAGGTACAGCAGTTGAATCATAGTCAGTTGCATAAGGTAAATCATAAACACCTTGATCAACATAACTTGATCTAGATAACGAAGACGTAGTCCAAAGGTTTTCTGCAAAATTATAAGTTACACATCTATTATTTTGCGTAGATCCAGAAGCTGGGTAGAACCAATTTATTTCATTATATAAACTATTATGTTCACAATAAATTATTCTTCTTGAATCAAAATTAATACCTAGGTTGTCACCTGTTGTAGTAAATACAAAATCTTCAACTAAACAAGGGATGGCTTTTACAGTACCATCAAACATAAAAAATCCACCTTCTGATGACATCCAAAACACAATACCGTTAGAATAACTAAGTGCATTTTGACCAATCAATCCGCAGTTAGTACCAACTTGTCTAACACTAAATGTAAATGGTGGTCCAACATATTGAATTACATACGCTGATGTATCAGTTAATACTAAAGTATAATCTTTACCTGACACTGCTCCTACTATTTGATTACCTTTGTCTAACCTAAATGTACCTGCAGTATTAGTTGCAGTTGGTTGATAAGTGTTAAAATCTTCTTGATTAGAAAATCTTATAAACATCGGATCTTGTGAACTAGCAGTTCCAATAGTTGTTTCAGTTCCAAAATGAAACACATGTCTATCTCTATCAGATACTTGTGTTAATCTTGATGCTGTAGGTGCTCCTGTCATTATCGTTGCTCTAGTTTCTCTAGGTGATGCTGCACCTGCATTCCAAGTAAATGTTCTACCATTTCTAATAGTTGCAACAAGTATTTGACCAAAATTATCTAAAGACCATTGACCAGGTTCTAATGTGACATCTGCAATTGCAGAAGCTGTTCCCCAGGTGCCTGATCCCCAAGTATCTGTACCCCAACCAAAACCTATAGTTTCAAAGGTAGGTCCAACAAGTACATATGGATTAATACTTGCTGATCCAGTTCCTGAAGTAGTGCCCGCTGAATTAGAAGGCATAGTTATTTGAAATGTATTTGAAGTAGCATTTAATACTTCAAAAGTATTTCCTGTGAAATCAGCTGTTGAATAACCAGATCCTGTTGGAACCGTGACTGCAGTAAATTTTATAAATCTACCATCTAATAACCCATGCGATGTTTTATTAACAGTAACTGTTGCAGAACCTGATGTTGCATCAAAATCAACTCCAGTGATAGCTGTATCTAAAGGTGTAATGTCAAAAAATTGTTCTTCGTAATATAAATATAAACCTTGGGAAGTACCAATGGCAACATATCTTTCACCATCAATACTAGAAAAACTATGTTGTGCTCTTGCTGCACCCGGTAATGTTTTATTACCAGTAGTTAATTGACTCCAACCACCTATTTTCTCAGGTAATCCGTATCTAAATCTTACAAAATCACCATCTACCCATTGAGATTCTCCTCCTGAGTCAGTGATCATTTTGTTAAAACCAGGTTTAAAATTAAGCTTTTGTAGCATAGTTATCCAAATATTATAAAGGAGACAGTAGATGGTATGTGGTGGTGTCCACTGCCTCCATTATAATATACTACCTTTTAAACCAAGATGGAAGACCTAAATGTGGTCTTTTATCAAACATATTTTCTTTTGATCCAGGAGTCTTTTTATTGTTATAATGTAAAAAAACTTGAACACATTCTTTACCTTTAAACTTATTTCTCCAATGTTCTAATTCACAGCCAGAATAAACCAACATATCTCCTTGTTTTAAATCTACTTTAATTCCTTTTTTACCTTCCTCCCCAGATGGCTCTAAATATATCGGCCAAGGATCACCTCCAAGATTCATAGTAGTAGATATCTCACAACTAAATCTATCTTTGTGTCTTTTTAACTCGTCCCCTTTTTTATATATTCTTGCATAAGTATAAGCAGGATATAATTTAAGACCAGTTACTTCTTCCATTTTAGGTTGGGATTTAAGCATTAATGTTTCCATAGCAATATTAGAATACTGACAATAGGTATTTGGTATTTGTGCATCAGGACCTATTTCATACTGACCTAATATATTTTCAAATGGTGAAAAGTATCTAGCCTCTCTGCAAGTATCATAAACTTGTTTTTGCATACAAAAATAATTTGCAATAAAAGCTGCTAAGTCTTTTGATATTGCTTGACGGATAACTGTATATTTATTCTTTTTAAAATTCATATGTATTATTTCTAAGATTAAAACTTATTCCATATTTTGTTTTATTCGTTAAGTTTCTTTTACAACCATGTTCTAAAAAAGAAGTAAAAACTACAAAAGAACCTATTTCAGGTTTTACTTTTTCATTTATTTCAGGAAATTCTAATAATTGATCGTGGTTATTTAGATAAATAGCTCCTGAAATATAAGCGCTAAGGTGTTGATGCATTGCTGTATAAGATCCTATACTATTTTTTATACCCCAAGAGTCTTGTAAACGGTATGTTTTTATACTAGTGTCTTCATCTATAAAATCAAAAATTGGAAAAAGTATTTTTAAAAATTCTATGTCATTATTGAAATATTTAAAACTAGTCATTTCTCCTTTTACGTTTGTTTTATAAGATAAATTATCATTTAAATCACATCCTTCATTTATTTTTTTAATAAAATATTTTGAGTTAATATTTTTAATTTTTCCTGTACAAAAAATATAAGGTTGATCTATTTTACTTTTAATTATTTTATTAAACATCTTTAGCCATTTCTTTTGGTACTGCTTGTATATTCCAATGTATAAATCTAAATGGTCCTGTTCCATGATCAACTGCAAATTCATGTTCTAAAAAACCTGGAAATATTATAAGTGTCCCTGGTTTTGGTTTAATGTGAACCAGTTCTGTTCCACCAGTTATATTATTTAAATTAGGTTTCATTTTTAATTTTGTAGCTCTTGCTCCAGTGCGTGGTTCGTGAAATATTGGATAGGATGTTTTATCACTACATTTTAAAAAGTAAAAACCTGATACATGTTGATTCCAATGTATGTGTGCTGAATGATGACCACCACCTTTTTTAGAAAATTCTTGTACCCACATCTCACTAAAAATAGTTAAATATTGTTGCATATCAAAACCTTGGTGATCTAAATACTCCCAAGATTTTTGACCAATGTAATTTCTAAAATCTAAAAAATCATTATCAGCAGTTAAAGGTGTTGAATGATAGGATCTTCCAAAATCACCATGTTCTTTTATATATTTTTTTGACTCAGGAAAATCTCTAGCCTGTTTAATATATTTATTGGAAGCTTTATCTAAAGATTTTAAAAACTCTGGTTTTGATTCAGTCCAAATAGTTGTGTTAAAATAATTATTAATGTGCATATGAATACCATCCTGTTATTATATATTTTGTTTCTTTTGGCGCTGGTAAACCCTTGTGTGTATGAGTCCAGATAGAAGGAAACAAAATTGTTCTTCCTTGTTTTGGTTTTATTTTTTGTTTTTGATAATAAAATTCAGTTTCTCCGCCTTCTTTGATGTCATTTAAAAAAGTAGAATAAACTAAAATTCTTTTCATTTCATCAATACTCCCTCCTGCTACTTCTGCATGCCACGCATAATAAGATTGTCCTGGTGTATATTTTTGTATTTTTACTGTATTAGATATATTCCAAGGTTTTTGTCCATAATTTATAAATTTATATTTATCAATATATTGATCTTTAATTTTTAATAATTCTGTAAAGTACTCTTTTAAAACAGGATCATGACGTTTTAAAAATACAGATGTCATTACCCTTCCTCTATTGTTTTCAACCATTTTATTTGCGTTGCTTTCAAATACGTGAATTAAATCTTCACATATTTTTTTATAACTTTTTATTCTATTTTTGTAAACAAACATTTTACTTAAATGGATATCCAACGTTCCACATTACCAATGAATATCTTATTCCTTTCGTTACTGGTTTAACTCTATGCCATACAAACGAAGGAAATACAATGATAGATCCCTTAGGTAATATTTCTTTTGCTTTTTTTAAATGTCTAGTTTCTTCTCTCATATTAGGGTTATAGTTTCTAAAATCAAATTCTAATTCACCGCCTTGGTATTCAGATCCATCAGTTAATTGACAAGTCATTGATAATTTTCTAATTTTATTATTTTCGTCCGGTTTATCCCAACTATCACAGTGCCAATCGTAATATTGGTTTAATTTATATTTTGTAAATTGCATGGATTCAGAATTATCCCATTGAAAATTCCAACCAGCATTTTTATTTGCCATATGAATATATGGTTCTAATTCTCTATATATCCAAGGTTCCTCTAGCCATACTAAATCAGAGTTTCTTACTTTTTTTAAATCTAATAATTCCTGCTTATTTAATTTTTTATCAGCATATAAACCTGTTCTAGCCACAACTTCTTTTTTTGATAAACCATATTCTATAATATCATCACATAATTTTGGAGGTATTACAGATGTAAAGCACCAATAATAATTAGATATATTCATAAGTTATTGTTTGTATAAAATTTATACTTTCTTTCTGATCATTTGATACAACATATGTATTAGTTGATGGAAAAATAATAAACATATTATTTTTAAGTTCTATATCCCAAGATCTTCCTTTACGTCTATTATCATCAAAATTTATTTTTACCCAACACTTATCAACTTTAGCTCCATAAAGCATTGTAAAGTCAGGTGAATTTATAAGATTAACTAAATCTACATCTAATAATAATTTTGATGTTTGATTTGGTTTGTAAATATCACCCCAAGAATTTTTATTAATTAAAATAATATCATGTTCAACCCTAATGTAATCTCGTATATATGTGTTTAACCTATCCCAATTTTTTGAAAATGGAAATTGTCTATTGGTAAAAGATGATTGTAAAATATCTTGTGATAATTTATCTTGGTCAATGTGCCAATCTTTAGGCATGGTTACATCGCCATAATATAAAGCTTGCTCTGTTAATACTTTCTTTTGCATACCACCACCATTTTTAATTTATGCTAATAGATCTGTCAAGTCCCAAGATTGATTATCTTCATTCCACTCATATTCCCAAACATTAGTTCCAGCGTCTTTTTGTTCTTGCTGTTCTTCTGTTAATTCTGGAGCAGCACCGATTGGTGAATCCCAATCTCCAGTTGTAGTATTTTTTATCCAAGAAGCATAAGGTTTTTTATACACAAAAATTTGATTATCTTCGTCCCAAGTGCACCCTATACCTGCATAATTTGCTCTAAATGCTTTTGATTGATCTGCTGCTTCATTACCTTCAGCATCAAGGTATTTTCCAAGTCTAGTATTATAAGATGTTTGAACCCACATTTGTGCAGGCCAGTTATTGTGTTGTTCTAAATACTGTTGACCTACTGCTTCATTTTCAACACCATTAGCATCCAACATATGTTCGTTGTCTAAAGGTAATACTTGTAAAACTTTTCCGTTAGTTCCTATTTTTGCAAAATGTGCCATAATAATTTATCCTCTATTGAAATTTATACCTTATCACTACTACACCTGAACCACCATTTCCACCGGAAGTTAATCCAGCAGATCCACCACCTCCTGTATTAGCAGTTCCATTAGTTCCACCAGCTTGTGTAAGTGTAAGCGATTTACCACCTCCTCCTAGGCCTCCGCAGGCATTAACTAAACCTCCGCCACCACCGCCATAATATGTTCCTGTTCCAGTAATAGTTGAAGCTCTTCCATCTCCACCTCTACCGCCGCCACCGCCACTTCCTCCTTGGCCGTCGCCCGCATTATATCCTCTCTGAGATGCTCCACCACCACCACCAGAGTTTTTATGTATAAATGCATGAGGAGCGTTTACACCTGGAGAGTTTCCACCTGGGAAACCTTGAACTAAAGCAAATGAAGGGACATTTCCTAATCCACCTGTGTTTTTATTTGGGAAAGGTTGACCAAAAACTCTACCGGGAGCAGTGTCTGAACCACTACCTCCTCCTCCGCTTCCTCCATTTTGTCCGGCAGCAGCATTATTAGGTGCGGTTGGTCCTGCTTTTGTACCGCCTCCACCTGCTGAGCTAAAGCCAAGAAAAGTAGAAGAAGATCCATTACAACTTGGGTTTCCATTGTTTGGGTTTGTACCTCCACTACCACCAGCGCCAACTGTTACAGGATAACCTGTAGCAGCTACTGTAAAGCTGTCTAAATTACCATAACCATTGTATCCAGAACTTTTTCCAGGACTTTCCCTAAAACCTCCACCGCCGCCAGCACCAGCTGCTCTTTCATAACCTGCAGCTCCACCACCGCCACCTGCTATAAGTAAATAATCAATATCTGTTGATCCAGTTGTACTTCCAGCACAAGTTACTGTAAAAGTTCCAGGGCTTGTAAAAGTATGAACTTTATAATCTCCAGTAGTAGTAATTGTTCCACCAGTTGCAGTGATAAATTTTTGGTCTTGAGCAGCTTCGTTGTTACCGTCCATAATTATTGACCAACCTTGTGTTGAGTCTACGTAAAATAAAGTTGCTGACTCACCACTTGTAACAATATCAGCATTTGCTGCTGAACCATTAATATTAGAACCATTTCTAGCTATTGTAATTTTATTTGTACCTGTAGTTGCAGCGTAATCTTTAATTGCTACTTGATCAGATGCTGAAGGTGAAGATGGAAGCGTTACAGTAATACCTCCTGATGTAGTATTTACAAAATATCCATTACCAGCGACCGCTGTAAAACTTGCTGTTTTAACAGTTGTATCCCAACTTAATACGGCAAGACCTTGAAAGGACCCGTTGTTTATCATTGTAGTTCCACATGAAATTACTCCCATTATAAATCTCCTTTTACCTTAGATAAATTAATTTTAAATTTTTCTCCAGATATATTATTTACAATAAATATATCATCTTTTCCCTCTTGTAAAGTCCAATCTCCTTTGGTTCCATCGATTGAATTTCCTTCATTTTTTGCTAAATTAGAAAGGTGTAAGTCTCCTGTATATAGGTTTCTCCACACATTTCCAGAAGCACCTAAGTCATAAGCGTCAGTAGTTCCAGGTACAATATTTCCTGTAGCTGTCAAATTTCCAGTTGAACTAAGTCCCTCTAAAATATTTGTTCCATCAGAGTAAAGTGTTTTAGTTCCCTTATCAGTCGCTGTCCAAGTTACTCCAGTTCCAGAAGTAGTTTTAAATGTTACAGTAAAAGCACCTGTAGTAGAATTTTGTATAGTATAAGTTTTTTCAATTGAATCTGGAATAACTACATCTACATTACTAGTAATAGTTCCCGTTAATTTTAAAATTTGGTTTTTACCATTAGACAATACACCATTTGAAAAAGTTAAAGTTGCGCCCGAAGTAACTCCAACTGCATCATAACCACCAATTGCTTGTTCAAGAATAAGCAGGTTAGTATTAGTAATTTGTCCCCAAGTTCCTGAATTTGCTCCAGTTGCCTGAACTGTTAATTTTAAACTATCTGAATTAGCCATATTTTAGATTCCTTAAATTATATTATAATATTTCATTTATGCAGCAGTGTCAACTTCTGTCCAAGTACCAGAAGAGCCTTGATTTACCTTTGTCCAAGTCGCTGTAGATCCTGTATCTACTTTAGTCCAGACTATGGTTTTTTCATCTCCTAAAGCAATTGTCATAGCTATACCGGTTGGTCTAGCAACAGAATCTGTTGCATCTGCCTGACCTTCTTGCATGGTCATTTCTTGACCAGTTACATCAATAAAGCTAACTGCATCTAATACAGCTGTTCCAAGATTTGCTGTAAATCCTATTCCAGTTACAGAAACATTTGCATCTGCAGTAACTGTTGGAGCATTTTCTTGCACAGTCATTGCTTGACCAGTAACCGCAACATCGACATCAGCAAAAGCAAAAACAGTTCCTTCAGCTATTGATAATAATTCTCCTGTTACATCTGTGTTGGCATCTGCTGTTACAGTTAAACTTCCTATTCCTGCTGTTAATAATTCACCTGTTACATCTATATTAGCTCCTGCTGTAACTGTTCCAAGTCCCAATGCTGCAGACATTCCAATACCAACAACGGAAGCATCTGGGGAAGGATCAACTGTTCCTTCTTCTGCAGTCATTGATTCACCACTAACTGAAGCAAATGTATTTGCGTCTAAGATTAAAGTTCCTTCTGTTGCAGTTAAAGCTTGACCTGTTATAGAAATATTTGCATCTGCAGTAACAGTTGAACTGTTTTCCTGCATAGTTAATTCTTGACCAGAAAGTAAAACTTCACCTGTACCTATACCTGCAACATTACCTAATGACATAGGTAGTTCAGTTCCTACACCAATACCACCTACAGTAGCTTCTACTTGAACAGGAATATTAAATGTAGCTGGACTTAGTGTAGCAAAAGGTGCTTCACCAAAAGCTGTTAATGTATCATGTGTAGGATTATTTACATTCGTATTTAATTCGAAACCAGTTACAGGAATATCTGCATCTGCTGAAGATTCTGTAACATCTCCTAAAGATCCAGATAAAGTTTCTCCGGCAACAGGAACAAAAGCACCAGAAACAGTTGTAACAGTTCCTTCTGTTGCAGTTAAAGCTTGACCTGTAATAGGTGCATTTGCATCAGCTGTAATTGCAGGAGTATTTTCCTGCATAGTCATTTCTATACCAGATGCATAGATAATTACATCTGAATCTTCTGTGCTGAAAGCAGCTTCTGAATATGCGGTGACTCCTAGGGCCATAAACTAGGCTCCTGTTTTTTGTTCTTCTTTTTCTTCTGTAGGTAATTCTTTTCTAAGTATTTCAGAATAATGTTTTTGTAACACTTCTAAGTCAGTAAATTGAATAGTTAATTCATTCTTTTTTATAGCTATGTTTTGAAGCTTATTTAAAAATACTTTACCTTCATCAGATAATTTTTCGCTATCATATTCTTTTTTATCAAAAGTAAAAATCATTACATTTCCTCTAATTTAAATTTATATTTCTTACCATTTTTATTGTTTAAAATATATAAGTGTTCTTCACCCTCTTGTATAGTCCAGTTACCTTTTGTACCATCAACAGCATTACCTTCTGATTTTGCTTCGTTAGATAAATGTAAATCTCCAGTGTATAAGTTTCTCCAAACATTTCCTGATGAACCTAAGTCGTAAGTATCATTAGCTCCTGGAATAAAAGTTCTATAACTAACAACGTCCGAACTAGTTACTTTAAATCTTGTAGAGCCACCAGTAATAACGCTAAAGTTATCAGTTGTATTAAATCCAACGTAACAGTTTGTGTCATCTTTATGTATAATATATCTAGGTATTGTTAAATCAGTTCCATCAAATGTCATGTTTGGTTCTGCGTACATAGTATCTGCACCAGTTGCAGTTAAAACTCTGTCATTAGAACCGTTTGACATGAAGTCAGATACATCAACAGAAATAGAATCTGCAGCTACATTAATACCTGTTCCTGCACCAACGTTAAGTGTAACACCTCCTGATGAACCACCACCTGTTAAACCAGATCCAGCAGTTACACCTGTAATGTCTCCAACATTAGTAGTAAAACCTGCATCATTATTGAAGATAGATAAACCTATTTCGCTAGCTGCTTTTCTTCTCTCATTACTTGCATCTAGAACAATAAACTCATCTGATCCAGTCATTGTCGCTGTCATGTCAGTAAGTTCTGATAAATCTAAAGTAACACTAATATTACCAGAAGAAGTAATAGCTCCACCAGCATCTAATCCTGTGCCTGGAGAAATTCCAACGCTAGTTACAGTTCCTGTGGTTGTACTGAAGTTAGCATCATTATTAAACCCTGAAATATTGATATTACCTTTAGTTAATTTTCTTTGAGCATTTGCTGTATCAACAACTACAAAATAATCTCCATCACCATTTGTAGTTGAAGTAGATAGTTCTGATAAGTCTACGTTTAAAGTTACTGTTCCGGAACTTCCGCCACCATCTAATAATGTACCTGCATCAACACCTAAAATGTCACCTGTTGTTCCAGTTGCAACGGCAGTGACTCTACCATAAGCATCAACAGTAATTGTATCGATTTTAGTTCCATTAGCTGTGCTTCCGTAAGTACCAGAACCAACACCACCAGTTGCCATGTTCAAAGTTACTGAACCAGTAGTTCCACCACCTGTTAAGTTTGTACCTGCTGTAACACCTGTGATGTCACCAACGTTAATAGAACCACCTAGCGATGTAGATGTTCCGTTGATTGTAATTGCGCTGTTATCTAACGCTCCGTTTGGAATACTTGTTAATGATGCACCACTACCAGAGAATGTAGTAGCTGTCATTGTTCCTGTAACAGTTGCTCCAGAAGATGTTGTTTCTAATTTTTTAGCATTTGAATAATATAGTTCTACAGCAGCATTTTCATTACATTTTATATAGTCATCATTGTCAACCTGAGATTTTAAAACAATACTAGCACCTCTTATGTGTAAATTTGATGTGCCACTTTCTTCAATAAAACTAATATTAGATGCACTATCATGATAAATTTGTAAATCTGAACCAGCACCAAAAACAGCTTTATCGTTATCTCCAAAACTAATATCAGCAGTAGTTGTTAATCCTGCAAAAGTAGGACTAGCTGAAGTAGCCACGTCTTGGCCAATAGCTATGTCGTCAGAGTTGATTGTAACACCGGTTCCGGCTCCAACGTTTAATGTAACATCACCTGTAGTTCCGCCTCCGGTTAAACCATCACCTGCCGTTACTGCTGTAATATCTGCAGTAATAGTTTTGTAAGTTTGGTCCCCTGCTAAAAAAGTTGTAGATGAAGCTGTTCCTGTTCCTAGTCTTGCAGTTGGAACTAGATTAGTTGCTAAATTAGCTGCATCTAAATTTGTTAAAGCACTTCCGTTAAGTGCAGGTAAAGTTGCCGGGAATCTTGCATCTGGAACAGTTCCAGAAGTTAAATTATCAGCATTTAAATTTTGTAAATCTACTGTTTGATACTCTAATGCTGTTGCACCAGAATTTACTGCTATAACTTGATTTGCAGTTCCAATTGAAGTTAAACCTGTACCACCTTTTGTTGTTGGCACTGTTGGTAATCTGTCTGATGATAAAGTTCCTGAAGCAACGTTTGAAGCATTAAGAGCTGTTAAGTTACTTCCATTGTTTGCAACAATATTTCCACTTGAATCTAGTATGACTGATTTAGATGCAGGAAGAGTTACAAATACATTTTTAGTACCAGAAGAAAAATCTACTGCACTATCAGAATTTGATGATGATATAATTGTAGTTCTCGCAAGAGTATCTGGTGTACCATCGGTTACAGTACCTAAACCTACTTCAAACTCACCATTGTTAGTATTAACAATCGCATAGTAAGTTGTGTTACTATTACCAATACCAGCTACAAATGTTTCAAAACCTGTTACTGCTCCTGCAAGAGAAAAGGTACCCGTACCAGTAGTGGTAGAGGTTTCTTTAACTCTATCATTAACGACTAATGCCATTTAAAACTCCTATTATCCAGAGATTCTTAATATAGCCGCTGAAGTAGTTGCTGCTGGAAACTGTACTGTGAAAGTTCCTGATGTAGCTGTTTTATCTGCTCCAAAATCTAAAACTGCAACCGCTGCATTAGTAACTGCAGAAGATGTGTTATAGATTAATGCACCTCTAGCTGTCAACGTTACACCTGTGAAAGATAAATCTGCGAAGTCAACGAATGCAACACCTTTACCTGTTCCGGTTCCAATATTTGCACTTTGACCTGTTAAATTGCTTCCACCTGCTGTGTACTGACCACTATTGCTAACTTCATTAGTTGCACTGTAGGCAGTAGTTGTTGAGTTTAGAGTTGCTGAAGAAGTGTAAAGAGCTAGTTTAAAAACGTCACCACCAGAGTTTTTGAAATTTGCATCTCCCTCTAATAGTTGTTTTTTAAACGCATTTGCAATTGCTTGTGTTATAGCCATAATTTATCTCCTTATTTGCCTCCGACTCGAGGAACACCTGATTGATATTCATCTCGTCTTCGTCTTCCCATTTGTTCTATAGAGAAGCCTTCAACTACTTGTTTATACTTTCCTTCGTATAATTGCAATAGATCATTTGGCCCCTTTAAAAAAGAAAATGCTTCAACTAAGCATGCATAC